GTCTTTTGGTTGTATCTAGTCATTTCTGAATAGACGAGATTGATGAATCCGTCCCACTGCGGCGGGTAGATCGTTTGGCAGCCCAGCGACGATGTGCTGTTGTATCCTCCCCGATGGATGTTAATAGCGATTCCCATATCATCCCCAATACCGTCTCGCGTGACTGGCAACTCTTCTTTTGGGTTAGAAGGTCGAAGCGCAGGGTAGCCGCCTCCGGGTTTACTAATGCCATGATTCCCTTTACGATACCGATGAATGCCCGTCTTGAGAACCGCGATACCTTTCTTATATACCGTTGGATCAGTGTTTGCATTGAAAGTAGCATGAACAGAAGGAGATAAAAGTATAATCGCATCATCGTAGATACCTCGGTCGTTCTTTCCTTTAACTCCCATAGTATCCATGTAGTACCCACGAATGCCGACCAAAGCAACACGATCAACGATTCCCGATTTGATTACCATCGAGAGCGTCTTCTCCTTTGCTTGTTGCGGTCTGGAGTTTGGAACCATTAGCCTTTACGGATGACGTTGATTAATCCAACAAGTCCTAGTCCTGCGACGATGATAGACTCTTGGAGTTCTGGTTCGATCTTTACCCCAACTGCCGTAGCAATCAGAATAATACCGCGCCATGTTGAGTTCTCGCTAAGTTTTTCGAGTAGTGTATTTAGTAGGTTTTTCATTTTTTAAGTCCTTTGATTTCTGGGAGTTCGTAACAGAATGTACCGTAGTCCGTTTTGAAACATACACTAGGATTTTTAAATCCTGCACACCCCGTTAAGAATGCCATTCCCAAAAAGATAAATGATATTACTATCATTGCTAATACTATTTGTTTTGCGTTCATTTTTTGATTATTTGTTTTGTCATGTAGATGCAAGTTAGGATACCAGCAATGATTGATATCACTCCACCACCAATTCTAATTGACGCTTCTATTTCTGGTAACATACTTACTATAAATCCTGTGGTCGATATGACCGTTCCAAATATTCCATGAGTTGTTGTATTATCGTTCATACGATTAGTTCAGATTGTTTGGAATTACTGCATTGAATCGCGTAGAAGTTACAACCCCGTTTGTATAGATGATATTAGCATATGCAAACAAATATTTGCTGTTATCTGCAACTGGAGTTTGACCAACCCAAGTTCTGCCATCGTTAGTTGTTGATACGCTTACCCACACCCTATCGACATTAAATGGTTGAACTTCCGCTTTCCAAAATTCAACTGAAGATATGGTAAGCGTGGTATCTGGTTGGACATTTAATTGCGGAACTCCACCAACTTTTGAAATCCAAGATGCGGGACGCTTCGGCCAAGTCGTTGCTGTTCCTAAAACATATTTATCTAGCCATAATTTTTCGTTTGGGACATTAAGCGAAACATTGTGATTCTTATTCGCGTCATGCGAGAAGTCCCACGGAACATTTGCTGGAACATTTGCAAAGGTATCGTCAACTCTGTCGTGACCTCCATGATGATCTGCGGAGCCGTTAATTAACAGAATTGGGGCTATGACGCCCTTTGCTTCTATAGATGGATCAATCGCGTTAAGATAGATTTTTTCTCCAGACAACCATGCTGGATATGTGGTTGCAGGCAGTTTGTATTTCCACAAGAGTTTATCGCGGTAATATGTATTCCAGCCATTGCCAAACCAACTCACTACGGCTTTTAGTCGTGTGTCTTGCGCCATGCTCCACGCGATTGTTCCTCCATAGCTATGCCCACGCATTCCAATTTTTGCTGTATTGATCTCTGGTTGCGTTACCATGTATTCAAATGCTCGCCTCATAATGGCACACCAGAGGTATTCAGAGGTCTGCCGAGCATCGCTTATCTGGCTTCCATCCTGCAAAGTCGTGTTAATCGTATATCCGCCTTGTGCCGAGCGGTGGATTCCGTATGCAAGTTGAGGAACTGGATATTCAGTTACTGGTAGTGCATCTGGCCTAGCTCCAGCATAATCGAACCCAAAAGTCGCCCAGCCTGCCGCATTGTAATCTGGATACTCTGATGGATACCCCGTCCAGCCTTGCGCGATGAATAGACATGGGAATCCTCCCGCTGGTGGAGTTGATGTTGGAACGCAATAAAGGCAATAGACTCGGAAGGTAAGACTATTAAAAGTAATGTCGATATACAACTTCCTTTTACGAACCCCACCAGATGTTACATCCTCGATTACCTGCGGATTGAAAGGCCCGTTTCCAACGGCAGTAGCGTCAAACTGCGCGAATGCGAATCCTTGTCTCCAAAGTGAAGATCCGTTAGCGGTAAGTTGGTTGCTGTTAGTCCTGACCCATTGTCCATCTTTGCGATAGGCATACGCTCCGCTAATGGTAGTTGTATTCGGAACAGTCAATCCATTGCCATCTGGGCAATAGATCAGTTCCCCATTGGTCGCAGAGATAGGAAGCCTATCAGTCCCGTATTGATCTATGAGACTTGTGACTGGGGATAATTCTGAACTACCTAATTTGATTGGCATGACTAGAGTAGTTCTAATTCAGCTTCCTCTTTTGATTCAAACCATTTCCACCCGTCCTTCGGATATGTCTCTTGGTCTTTGTTCTCGCGGGACAATGTGAAATCGGGGTGATATACAAAGTTTGCCGCAAACAATAGTTCCTCTCCATCTAACTTGTAGAATCCAGATGTGTCTTCCATAAAATTAAACAGTTACAGTCCAGCCTTTAGCTGTAGCGATTGCGGGATTGTGAGTTGCGGTTCCAAAGTTGCCTGTTACAGTGATTGTCTTTCCAGTTCCAGTTGCAGAGAGCGCGGTGTAGATCGCATTAAGTTCTGTCCCAGAAAGCATACAATTTGCAAAGCTAGTGCTTGCATTGATACCAGTAAAGCCAGCGGATTTAAGTGAGTTACAACCAGAGCAAAGTGATGTTGCGGTTGCTCCAGATGGGATGTTTACAGTTCCAATAGATGGCAACGCATAGCAGTTCTCAAACATAGCGTTTACGCTAGTAGCGGCTGGAATAGAAAGCGTTGTGATATTCGTCTTCCGTAAATTCAAGCATTCTCTAACCAAATTTGTTCCGGTCACAAGATTAGTTAAAGTCCAGTTTCCGATTGCTAGTTCTGAAAGAGCATTACAAGCATTGAAAGCATTGTTCAGAGTGGTTACATTCACCATGTTCCATGAAGATACATCAATTCTCGCTAGACTCACACAATCAAAAGCAAAGAATGCAAAGCTAGTGCAAGCTCCAGTATTCCATCCAGCACATCGAACTTCCAAAAGTGCTTTGCATGACCTAAACATATTCCCCATGTTTGTTACTGCCGCCGTGTTCCATGTTGAGCCATCCATAACCTGAATTGATTGGCAACTAAAGAACATTGAATCAAAGCTGGTTATTGCTGTCGTGATCCATTGAGCAGAATTGATTTCGCGGAGTGCTGTGCAGTTGTAGAACATTGATGCGGCACTTGTTATGTTTCCCCATGAAGCAATATTTACCCTTTCAAGGAAAGCGTGTCGGACGGGTGCGCCTCCGATGAACAACCTTTGACCAGTCAAAAGGTTTGGGAGATTAATGTTCATATCTAGCCAACCCGTGCTGTAAGATTGCAGCCCGCTAGTTGCTGTATATTTTTCGGCTAAAAATACCTGCGTAAAGCTGCTGCCAACTGGTGGAGTTATGGTTACAATAGCCTGCCTGTATCCTCCAGAAGTGATCGTTGCCGCCGAGACATTGTTCCAATCGTAATTGTGATTTATGATCGCATTGCTTGCGGCAGATTCTACAACTCCATCACCCCAATCAATCGTGTAGTTAGCTCCGCTTAATGTAGAAGCCCTTACTGTGGCGAAGTTGGTCGTATTATTAAATACTGCATGAAGACCTTTTACAGTCCCAGATGCGGCAGATGGCAATGTCAACCAATCCGTAGGGCGCGTCCAAGTGGATGCATCACTTTGGAATAGCGGAGTCGTTCCCTGATACGCTTTAATGTAGGTAGCCATTATGTTTTAATGAAGTAAATGGTATTGGGGTCTTTTGGCGAAATCGCATCGTATTCAGCTTGAGTCAATGCACGAAGAACATTTACTGGAGTTACATCAGTAAGATTGTTCTGAACCACATTAGCAGGTATTGTTCCTGTCGCACCTGTTGCGCCTGCAATTCCAGTTGCTCCAGCAACGCCAGTTGCGCCTTGAGGCCCAAGCTGGTTATACATCACTTGCATTACTGTGATGATTACTGATGGGATATTGGGTGCTGGTGCAACTGCCGTGTTGTGGTCGATGCTGATATTGGTATTATCAGTTGACCACATTATTTGGAAGTAATCTCCAGCAGAGAAGTTATCCATGAAGTCCCAAGCAGGAACTACATAAGGATTGTTTGTTGGGACTGAAATTCTAGTAGCAGATTCTGGAATATCAACCCCGTTTTTGCGGAACCAGATTTGCACTGTGTTACCAGAACCTCCACCACCATTATTATGAAATTGTGCAGAGAACTGAATGTCGTATGTTCCCGTCGAAGTAAAAGTAATTTGTGATCCACTAACCACAGAGATTCCATTCTGCCCAACAATATTATTAACAGTCATTGCATATGCAGTATTAATGGCAACGGCAGTTTGATCTACATTGCTAAAATATGATCCGTAAAAACCAGATGCACCACCAGCACCAGCAGGGCCAGTTGAACCAGTTGCGCCAATACCAGTAGCACCTGTTGCGCCAGTCGAACCGTCATTTCCAGCAACACCCGTAGCCCCTGTCGCGCCAGTGGCTCCAATCCCTGTAGCACCCGTGCTACCAGATGCTCCAGTTGCTCCAGTTGGGCCTCCAGATGGGCCTGTGGCTCCTGTAGAGCCGATAGACCCTGAGCCAACGAAGTCTAGTTTACCAGTGAAGGGATTGAATGTAAGGGCCATATTTTATGGGTAGGCTACAGTTACACCAGTCAGATTCGCGTCATTAGTTGTCGGAGGCTGAACGGCGTAAGTGAGGGTTAGTGTTGCTACAACATCTCCAGCGTTAAGATACTGGACTGTTGCAATATTATTTGTAGAACCGTAGTAAGTAATGTCAATTTGATCGTAGGCAGGAATATCAAATCCTGCGATCTGTTTTATAGACTCGTAGATATTAAAGTTCTGCTGATCTGGAGTTAAATCAACAAAGCAGGGTTGTGATAGTGCTGGAGTAGCCATAGGATTGTTATCGTTAACGATAATTAGGTAACAATAAGCGCAGCAGCAACAGCTTCGTTAAGAACAAAAAGTTGTTGGTCTTCTGTCTTTTGAACAAAACAATTTTCACTTACAGGCGTAAGTCCACCGATTGTAGCAAAGGCCAGATAAAATTGATAAAGCCTAGAGGCATCGCTGGCTGCATCAAAGCAACCGAAAGAAATTGGAGTAATGCCAGCCGCCGCCGAAACCGTAATCAGAAGTGGATAGAATTTATTGTGGTAAGGTAAAGATGTAAAGCAAGCCATAGTTTTAGAAAAGGTTATGGGCAGGGAGGGTTAAAGACCTCCCCACCCAATAATGGGGAATGGGTTAGTAGTAGATACCAACAACGTAGGCGTTCACATAAAGTGCGCCAACACGTCCAGCGGTATCTGCACCAGAAGCAACGTCAGCACCAGCGTTTGCGTAGGTGAACTCAGTTGCGCTAGTAACGATGATTTCAGCTTGAACGTCATTGAACGTAGTATCGGTCATGCTGGCAATCGTGATGACATCGCCCGTGGAGAACCCATGAGCAGCGGCAGTAACGATTGTAGCAACGCCCGAAGTACGGGAACGAGTTGCGGTAGCTTGACCAGCACCCACCGTGCTTTTCAGCAAGCGGAGTTTGCTAGTGCCAGTGATAACGTAAGGGTTAGCGGCAATCGCAAGAGGATTGTAGCGGCCTTGGTTATCAAGAGCGTCTGTGATGGTCAGCGAGGCTGTGATGTTTTCGCCAGTGGTTCCGTTGTCAACGATCACAATTGGATCGGTGGCAGTGGTTCCGCGAGCGTAGGCAGTCTCTAGAACGATGCTAGTTGGAAAGAACTTTGTGTCTTGGTCGTTGAGAACCAAGAGATCAGCGTCTCCAGCAGCGAGGAGGTTAACGGCAACCGGGCCAAACAAGTTAACGCGGTCGTATGCGAGTGGTCGTGAATTAGACATATTATATTTTATTTAAGGTTATGGGGAGAGGCTTGAATAAGCCCCTCCCCTATTTAACTTAGGAAGGCACAACGATGTCACCTACACCAGCGCAGCTATAGCAATCCTGATTGTTCTCAGGAACGATATAGGTCTGCACTTCGCAGCAGGAACCGTAGAGGTTCTTGCTCTGTGGAAGGCGATGCAAGAAGGTGTGCATGATGGTTGGGTCTTTGACCTGTGCGGCAAGACGGAACTGGGCTTGATAGAAGCCCGATTTACGCCAGCGGTTGCACTCCCAATCTGGATTCTTCCATTCCCAATCACCAGCGTAGTTCTGGGTCATTTGTTGGGCTTGGCCGTAACCAGACGAAGAAGGCATCGTCCACTTGCACATAGCTTTGTTAACCATAGCAACCGAGATGCCGAAGTCGGCAGTGCGGTAAGCGCGATTAGGAACATAAGCGCAACCCTGCTCAAGGACAACTTTCACATAACGAGGTACGCGAACGAGTTTAGCCCATGTTGCAGGATCAGCTTCGTTGAAAGCTGGGAGTGAAGCGTTGAATGCCGTGTCAGCGTTGAAACGAGCGGCGTTGATGTCGTAACCGAAGGCGTAGTCGCCGATGATACGATTGATGCCGAGCTTCAAGCGGGTAAGACGCTCATCGAAATCAGTGTTTGCATCCCAGTAACCGTTGTTGCGTTTCGCTTGGAAGTAAAGCGCACGTCCAACTTGTGGGTCAGGGATAACGATGTCGAGAAGGGGTTGACCAGTTGCGTCTTGGAGATCAAGGCGGAAAGCGTCATCTTCGTCTTGGAGGTCAACGAGTGCATCGTCGAGCATATCAAGCGAGAGGTAAGCGATTTTGCCAAGGTCAGCAGGAGCGATCTTAACGCGAATAGCGCAGAGGTCATAACCAGCTTCGTTATTGATGGTGTGTTCGGGAACGAACCATGCGCCATCGTCAACGAGGCCGCAATAAGTTCCGTCTTCCGTAGTGATACCCATCCATTTGTGTCCAGAACCACCGATGTAGTTGGAACGAAGGAACTCTTCGTGAACATTCTTGGTGATACGAGCATTCGACTCTTCAAACTGAAGAATCTCTTCAGCAGGGAACAAGCGATAGAGCAAGCTCTCAACGCAAATCCAGTCAGTGGTCATTTCCTTACGGAGCAACTCGAATGTATAGGACTCAGTGCCGGGGCGTTGAATCACTTCGGGTTTGCTGTCGCAAGAATCAGTCTCGCAGTAGGTGTCTGTGATCTGACGGAAAGGGCTGCAAGGATCGTGGAACCCACGTCCAAAGCGGAATGCTTTCTGTTCAGTTGTGTGGTTAAGAGGCCATGCTTGCTCCTCGAAACGTGTGAAGTATGCGCTGTTAGTGACGAGCTTTTTCACATAGAGGTCGTTGAAATATTCGCGGCCCTCACGGAAGAAAGAATCAATTTCAGCACAGCTATTGAAGTATAGTTGATCTGACATTTTGTTTTATATGTTTGGTTTAGTTGGTTTTGTTGTTGCACCCATGACAAGTCCGAAGAATGCCAAAGCGAGTGCTTCGTTTTTCTTCGGCTGGATTCAACCCCGAATCTCTCTTGCGAGAGCAGTCCAGAAACATCTTTTCATGCGAGTGATGTTACTCGCCAGTCCGGGTGAGACTGAATCCCTAATATTATCGTTAACGATAATCTCGGATATCCCGTTTGATTGAAAGATAGAAACATTATATTTGTTGTCAAGAGAAAAAATAAAAAGGTGGAAGATTTTTTACGTCTTCCACCTTTCCACTGTTACGGATTATTGGGCTATGCAGTGCGCGGCCCGAATCGTGCCAACTTAGCCGCCAGTCCCTCCGACATACTCATCCGTTGTGATGGAGAATCAGAAGTCTTTGGCGAAGCAGAAATGCGAGATGATCCCTTGAGTTGTTCGATGTACTCGTTCTTCTCTTTTACCATTTGTTGGTAGGCTTTAATCTGGGCTTGCAGCTTTTGGTATGTGCGCCCTTGGTGAATGAGTCTATTCATATCCTCTACGGACGCTTCCTCATTCGATTGTTGGGTGGCTGAAAGAGCAATCGCTTCATCCCGGCTAAGGTCATACTTAATTCCCTTTTCCTTCATGTACTCAGATACTTCATCTGGTACTGATGTTGCGCTGTCGATTTCTTGCTGTGTATTTTTATAACTATCGCGCCATGTATTAAGGAACTTATTACGCCCCTCTTGCTCACGTTGCTTAGACGTTTCGATTATGGTCTTTTTAGTCTCTTCAAAGTTGGCAAGGGCGGCATTGTGGCTTTTTGCGGCTTTGATGAAGTTGTTGACTTGCTCTGCGAATTGGTACTGCTTGAATTGCGAGAGTGAGTTTGTGATTTCGTCGAACGCTTGATCCCTGTCCGATTCCGCAGCTTGCCTGTCCGCTTCTGTTTGGGAATTGTAAATAGCGGCGTTTGCGTTGACAGCACGGGAGAAGGTTGAAACAAGCGTTGGATCATTGCCCAGCAACTGCCTCGCAGATTCGTAAGTGCTTTTAAGAGGTTCAACATAGTTCCTTTGGAAGTCGGGGTTGCTTGAGATGTCGTGAAAGTCCAATTTACTACGGAGTTCTTGGATTTGCTTTGACAAGGCGTGTTCAACGTCGAGCTTTTCTTGGTTGGCTTTGTTGAGTTGTTCTTGGTAGTGGTTTGTTTCCTTTGTTGATGTTGATTCGGAAACGAGCCGCTCAAGTTCTTGGATTTTGGTTTCAAACTTTGGAACTTCGTCGCGCTTGTACTTTTCAAGTTCTTCTTTGAGTTTGCGGTTCTCTTCGATTTGCCTTTCAACAAACCCTTTTTTCTTGCCCGATCTTTCAGACGTAATGTCTGCTTCGGTGATTCCTGTTTGTTCTTCATAAGAAGGTTCTTCTTCATTGTGCTTTTTAAGACCCAGCATTGGATCACCAACATTGGTTGCACTGGGCTTACCTTCGTCGGATTGTTGTTGACTGAACTTCTTTAGAAAGTCAGATGTGTTTCCCTTAATAGGAACTTGGGGTTTAGCCTGTAGTTCCTTGATTACTGCTGCTGTGTCGGTTGTTTCTGCCATAAATTAGTTTTCGTCGAGGTCTGGGTCAATTGAGCTATCTTTTGTCTCTTTATTTCTTGGAGAAGACTTTGCTTTTTTGAATGCTCCTTGTTCCTCTGTTCCAATAGCATCAATAGTTTTGATTGCATGAATCAGTGTGGTTACTCCTTCTGGTGGGGTTACGTTTAGCAGTAGGTATGCTTGTAGTTTGTTCCAATCTTCGTGTGCTGTAATCGCAGCGCATAGTGATTTTACTTTTTCTGTGGTCATTGTTGTGGTAGTTGTGACTGAACCCAATCCGCCCATTTCTGTTGCATTGGGGTGATCTTTCCAGCAGATTGATCTCCCGTAAGAATACGGGCTAATAAGCTCTGCTTTAAAGGTGTCTTATCTTCAATCTTTCCATACTGAGTTCCAGCAAACGCTTTCTCTTGTTCTGGAGTTAGATTAAATTTTGGTATGATTTGCTTCTCATCAATGAAATGTCTAATAGCTTCATTCTTTGCTACTGCCATTTGTTGTTCTTTGCTTATTTTACTGAATGGATTAAGAACAATTGATCTAGGAGTATCTGTTGGAGAATCATTCTTCCCTGCTCCCCATTGCATTCCTGATGTTTGTGGGTTTTCTTTAAACCACTTTAGAAGTTCTTCATCTGGCTCCACGATTGGATATCCTAGAATGGATTGCGTTTCCTCTTGTTTTGGAACAGAAAAATATCTGTCTCCGTATTTTTTTATTTCAAACCCTCTTTCTGCCTCTCCCTTTACAGCATACTCATGTGTTGGATGTGATGCACCTTTTAAAAGAATATAGGACTCACCAGATGGAAGTCCGTACTTTTTATATTGTTCATATATTTCTGGTGTGACAGGAGCAACTGAACCCATATGATTCTTATTGCCACCCATTGTCTCTGGTAGCATCCCAATTTTTTCTGCCGTTGTATAATCGTAATCTATTCCTTCTGGATCAAACCCTTTTAAAAGAGTCTCTTGTCTATTAACCCTTACATTTGGAGAATACTGC